ACAGTTCGAGATATACTCTTTCGAGTACAACGGTGAATCCACCTTGAAAAGCGATGGTACGGAGTATCGGATTGTCCGTACAGCCGGTAAAGGGGACAAGCTCAGGATTATCTGTGAGAGGGTGGTCGGTAATGGCTAGTGTCGATATTGGTCGGGAGATAGCCGCTATCCTACAAGAGTACGCCGAGGAAATAGAGGACGGATTAGCAGATGCCGAGAAGAAGGTAGCCCAGAATGGCGCGGCGGAATTGCGTAAGACGAGTCCAAAAGGGAAGTACAAAGGCGGCGGCTCTTATGCGAAGAACTGGTCAGCTAAGAAGTTGAAAGATGGCGGCTATGTCATTTATAACAGAAAACGATACCAACTCACACACCTATTGGAGAAAGGTCACGCTAAAGTCGGTGGGGGTCGGGTATCGGGTATCCCTCACATTCAGCCAGTGGAGGAACAAGTGATTAGAGAGTTTGAGAGAGAAGTAGAAAGGGTGATTCGAGGATGACGCTAGTTGAGTTTGTGAATCAATTGAAAAGTCTAGGTTATCCGGTCGCCTTTTCACACTTTCGAGTGGATGGAGACAATCCGCCACCCCTACCGCCGTACATCACGTATTTCACACCGGATGACACGACATATAAGGCTGATGACACAGTGTACCACACATCTATTGATATAGATGTTGAACTTTATACGTATAACAAAGATTTAGCGGCTGAGAAAGCCATCGAGGACATGCTCAAGCGAAATAGCATTCCGTACGACGCATCACAAGCGTGGATTGAATCGGAACAAGTGTTCCGAAAATTATATGAAATGAGGTTGATGTAGTATGGCTAACAAAGTGAAATACGGTCTACGAAACGTATACTATGCCAAATTGATTGAAACAGCGGGAGTTATCACCTTCGACAAACCGAAACGTATTCCCGGTGCGGTATCGCTGACGCTAGACCCGGAGGGGGAAATCCTACCGTTCTATGCCGATGACATGGTTTATCATCAGACTGTGACAAACCAAGGGTACACAGGGACGCTTGAAATCGCTATGATTCCAGAAGAATTCGCTACGGATATTCTAGGAGAAACATTGACTGATAGTAATGTCATAACAGAATCATCTGATGATAAGAGTAGCGCATTCGCTCTGATGTTCGAGCTACAAGGCGACAAAAAAGCGACTCGTCATTTGTACTACAATTGCACAGCTAGTCGTGCTGGCGTGAATGCTGGAACAACTGGTGACAACAACGACCCACAAACGGACGAGCTATCATTCTCTGCTACGTCACACCCGGAAACGCGAAACATCAAGACGAAAACGACAGCTACAACAGAAGCCGATGTATACAACAACTGGTTTAATGAAGTATTCGAGGAACCAACACTTCCGTAATTACGGGGTGTTGGTTCTAACTAAAATACGGCAATACATGGAGGTAATTGGAGATGGAGAAAACACTAACAATTGACGGTCGTAAAGTTAGGTTCAAATCAACAGCGGCAGTATCAAGACGATATAAAGCACAATTCGGTACGGATTTCTTCGGTGACTTGTTTAAAATGCTACCCATGCTTAAATCATTCGAGAGTGGGTTAGACCTCGACAATATGAATTATGAAGCATTGAAAACCATCAACTTCACCGTGTTTGAGAATGTGATTTGGGTGTTGGCTAAAACTGCCGATACGTCGATACCGGAGCCGCTCGATTGGTACGATACATTCGATGAGTTCCCAATGATGGAGATTTTACCGGAACTACAAGACATGATGATGTCGAGTTTCGGTCAGACGAATCAAAAAAAAAGCAACCATCCGGCAATAAACCGATAAGTGACGACACCTTCTTATATTTATGTAAGAAGGTAGGGCTGACAGGCGACGACATGGAAACCATGACCATAGGTATGTGTCTCGATTATATTGATGAGTATATCGAACAGAATGACCCTAACAAAGTTAAGAAGGTTCCTGTTCGGGAGGCGTCACAAGCAGAGATTGATAATTTCTAACAATTAGGTGGTGTGACCCATGAGAGAATACCGGTGCGCAAACTGTAACAAGTTGCTAATGAGAATCGGGGAATCAACAACCGGACAAATTCAAGTTAAATGTGAGCGATGTAAGCAAATAACAGACGAATACGTATACCCGTCAATCACAACCCATGAACCTGTGATGATTGAGATGGAACTAGGAATTAAATAACGAGAGCCATCGAGCACCCCACTACATAACAAGAGAGGGGTGCTTTTATTGTCTAAACGTGTAAAAGGGATAACGATTGAGATAAACGGTGAAACGAAAGGTTTAGATAAAGCACTAAAAGGTGTGAACAGTACAGCGTATAAGCTGAACAGTGAACTAAGAGATGTCGAAAAACTTCTCAAATTCAGTCCGGGAAACGCTGAACTTGTCGCTCAGAAGCAAAGATTACTAGCTGAACAAGTCACAAACACGACAGAGAAATTAGACCAATTGAAACAAGCGGAGGCTCAAGTTCAGGCTCAATTCGAACGAGGGGATATATCCGAGGCGAAGTATCGGGAGTTCCAGCGAGAGATTATAGAGACTGAATCGAGGTTGCGCCACTTCGAGGACCAGTTGGATTCCACACAGTCAGGGTTCGACCGTATGGCTGAGAGTGCGGCTAAAGCTGGCGAAAAGATAAAGTCAGCCGGAGAAAAGACGACAGCTATTGGTAAAAAGATGACGAAAACTGTCACAGCACCAATCGTAGGCGCGGGAGCCGCGGCTCTAAAGATGGCAATAGATTTCGAATCAGCCTTTGCTGGTGTGAAGAAGACAGTTGATGCCACAGAGGAAGAATACGAAGAATTACGTAAAGGCATCTTGGAGATGACGCAGAGTCTTCCGGCAAGCGCTGAGGAAATCGCCGCGGTTGCCGAATCAGCCGGACAACTAGGGATAGCAAAGGAAAACATATTAGCCTTCACCCGAACGATGATTGACCTCGGTGAATCCACAAATATGACATCCGAGGTAGCGGCGACACAGCTCGCTCGATTCGCAAACATCGTAAATATGTCACAAGGTGATTTCGATAGGTTGGGTTCAAGCGTCGTGTCACTAGGTAATAACTTCGCCACAACGGAGGGCGAAATTGTAGCAATGGCTATGCGTTTAGCCGCACAGGGTAACATTGTCGGTATGTCCGAAGCTCAAATCACAGCTTTATCTGCCACGATGAGTTCTCTTGGGGTAAATGCGGAGGCTGGCGGTACAGCAATGACGACCATCCTCAAGAAGATAAATGCCGCTGTTGGTGAGGGTGGGGCTTCACTTAAAGGATTTGCCGATACCGCGGGCGTTAGTTCTGCCGAATTCGCCAAGTTGTGGAAAGATGAACCTGTTGCCGCACTAGATGCTTTTGTTAAAGGTCTAGCTGAATCAGGAGCCGCTGGTGAGAACATGGCTTCCATATTGGCTAACTTAGGAATTAAAGGTATCCATGAATCCGACGTATTGCAACGTATGACTGGTAACACGAAGCTATTATCTGATGCGGTAAACCTATCAACAAAAGCGTGGGAGGAAAACACAGCATTATCTAATGAGGCGGCTCAGAGATATGAGACTACCGCATCACAAATGAAAATATTGTGGAACAACATAAAAATCCTAGCGATTGAGATTGGCGATGTGTTAATTCCGATGCTCGTTGACTTGATTGAGTGGTTGACACCAATCATTCAGAGTTTCTCAGGTATGAGTGACAGTACGAAACGACTAATTGTCGTTATCGGGGGTATCGCCGCCGCCATAGGACCATTACTGATAGTCTTGGGTATGATGGCTCAAGGATTGGGCGCGATACTCACGATGGCTCCGGCGATAGGGGCGGCGCTCACAGTGATGACGGGTCCTATTGGTCTAGTGATTGCCGCCATAGCCGCACTCGTTGCCATTGGTGTGATTCTTTATAAAAACTGGGATTCAATCAGTGAGTGGTTTGTTGAATTGTGGGACTCCATAACAGAAACATTCACATCAGCCATTGAAGGTATCGCCGAGTTCTTCTCTGGTGTATGGGATAACATGAGTTCTGTGGTGTTTGCGGTGTGGGATGTCATCAAACAATACCTCGGTAATGTCTGGACGATTATCAAGAATATATTCGTTGGCGGATTCGCTATCATCCTTGCCTTATTCACAGGACAGTGGGAAGAAGCGTGGAATATCACCAAGCAAGTATTCATGAACATCGTTACGGCGGCGGCAGAGAACCTGTTATTATTGAAAGACTTGTTCACGTCTGGTCTAACGGCAATCGCTGACTTCTTCAAGTTCATCTGGGGTGGCATCAAGACATTCTTCACAGAAACAATCAAAGAGATTGTTGTGAATGGTCTCACTCAGTTCGGACATTTCGTATTAAACATCATCAAAACAGTATCCGAGTTACCGGCTAAAATACGTGAACTCTTAGGTGAAGTATTATCATTTTTAGCGAATATCGACCTCAAACAAATCGGTATTGATATGATTATGGGTCTCATCAAAGGTATCGTGTCAATGGCTAAAGCTGTGGTGGATAGCGTCAAGGGTGTTGTCGATGGAGCCATCAAGGGTGCTAAAGACATCCTCGATATTCACTCCCCATCACGAGTATTCCGAGAAATCGGTATATTCACAGGTGAAGGGTTAGAACAAGGGTTGCTATCTATGGGTGGTCGTGTGGAAAGAGCTAGTGAGAAAATGGCAAGTTTCACTATTCCTGAGAATACACCACAAATAGACACACCAGAACCATCCGGTTCACAGCGTGACTCTGGTGGGGATTCACAACATCAAGGTCCACTCATCTACATCGAAAACATGAATGTTCGTGACGAAGAAGACATCCAGCGATTAAGCAGAGAGCTGTATGCTTTAATAGAAAGAGCGAAACGAGGACGAGGGTGAAATATCCCTCGTCTTTGATACATAGCAGTTATGATTTTTAATTGTATAGTGTTGCATTTGTGGTATAATAGAATGAAAGATTCATATGAACGGAGGCGTGAAATTATGCACATTATGTCAGCTAAAGAGATGGACAACCGTGATTTCGGTTTAATCATAATAGATTGGGATAGACCTCTATTACCAGAGCAAGATGACGAATACCGGACGATAAGCGGTAGAGACGGACGAGAGCATTTTTCTAAAGAGCTTGGTAATAAAGAAATCCGAGTCCGGTTTCTAAAGCACAACGATAATGTCAAACAGTGGATGAGCGACCGCAAAGAAATTGTGAAATGGTTATATTCGAAAGACGAAATATGGTTCACATTCGATGATGAGCCGGCTACGTTCTATATAGGTAAAGTGACCAATGTTGATTTACCTGTGAACTATAAACCGGATGTCAGCTTTTGGATTACCATTACCGTCCATCCATTCACGTACCGTCTAGCCATAGATGCTTTCTTATCGTTTTCCGATGGTGTAGCAACAGTTGAAAACATCGGTAACTATGACACACCGTACATTCTCTCTGTGACTTCTGGTAGTAGTGTTTCAGGATATAGATTCAGTATGAACGGTGCGGAATTAACTTACGATGGACAAGTTAATATGGGTGACGTAATTACGATTGATACCGAAGAAATGGAGTTCAGGTTGAACGGTAATCTGAAAGTCCTCGAAGTGGATGGATACTTCACATTCCTTGAATCAGGCTCAAACACAGTGACAAGTAATGTCACAGGGGAACACCGTATTAAATATACGGAGAGAAACCTATGAGTAAGGTTAGAGTCAGAGATAATGTCTACCTGTTGGACCTGAGAGGGAATCCGGTGAGAAGTATCCAAAAACGAAGCGGTTTATCCATTGAACACATACACAATGAATCTAGCATCCTAACTTTCACCACATCTATTCGTGAAACTATAAATGTCGAGGAACAATTAATCTATCGTGGGAATCGGTATACGGTCATTGAAACGGAGCGTCGTAAGAATGACAAGCTACAAACCATCACGGCTGAAATCGCTTACCTGAGCCTTGCTGACGAGTTACAGTCGATAGACCGTGAAGTCACATCCATACGGACATTGGCGATGGATGCGGTAGCCGGAACAGATTGGACAGTGGATAGGGTAGACAGCGATGACCGCAACCACAGCTTATTACTCGAACGCGAAACAGCATTGTCGATTCTACGTATGTTGGCGACGCTATCTAATTTGACGCTTGTATTCGATACAATTCACAAAACGGTATCATTCGTAACGGATACAGGTCGTGATGTCGGATTCCTGCTACGATACCGTAAAAATATCCAAGAGATAAAGAAACGCGTATACAGCCCTAAGACGACAGTTATTTATCCATACGGCAAAGATGGATTAACCATTGAATCTGTGAATAACGGGAAGGAATACGTTGAGAACTTCGATTGGTACGTGGTTCACGAAGGCTTATCGCTTGAGGAAGCAAGACGGATGTATACCAAGACGAAAATGTTTGAAGATGAACGCTTCGTTTACCCCGGAAACCTCAAGAAAGAAGCGGAGAAGCGTTTATTAGCAGAGGCTTTCCCACAGATACAATACGATGTAGACGTATCGTACCTCGATAAAGATGTAAATGTCGGAGATTACGGTTACGTGGTGGACGAAGAACTAGACATCAAGGTCAACACATACATCGTTCGATTGATAGAGTATGAGGATTCACAGGATAACAAAGTGGAGTTATCGTACCTTGTTCCTGACTTGTCGAACATGTCATTCGACGGTTCGATGTCTGGTGGTGGCGGTAGTGGCGGTCCTGTCACAGTTGTGGGGAAGAACGTCGCTGAAAGAAAGGTTCGTCCGAAACCGGAAGAAACATCGGTTGTAGATGTATCATTCACAGCAACATCCGACACGAATGTTCAAGTCGGTTTACACATCATGGGTCGTTCGTTAGGTACAGGGTTGTTCGAAGCGTATTATTCCATCAACAACGGTAGAGCTGAAACAATCATTATGCAGGACCTCAACTTCGGACATCACACTATCTCAGACACGTTCATTTTGTCTCAGATTCCAGCCGGCACACACACGTTGAGATTGATGGCAGCATTCAGCGGCGGTGATTTCACAATCAATGAAAGAATGGCTGAGTTATATATCATCGGTTCTGATTTAGCCGGTGGAATGGATTCATCAGTCCCAGTTATCAATGTGACTGAGCGAGTCGAATACCCGAACCCATATCTGATTGAAGATTCAGCAACTATTATATTAGGATAACTTGGAGGTGGATACCAAATGAACGATAAAGTAGTGATGGACACTCTCACACCTAAAGGACGCGTCGGTATTAAACTATACGACGCATCCGGTGAACTACAACAAGAAGTCGAGACGGATAACTTCATAAGTAAAGGGATGGAAGCCGTCATGAAGTTGGCGATGGCGAATGCGTTCAAACGTAGCAAAGCGAGAGGTGCGACGGGAGACCCTATCGTGGACATTCTCGGTAACGCAACTCAACTAATCACACTCACAACGGCAGAACATGATGAATCGCCACAAACCGAGTGGTACGCTAAAGGTGATTTAATCGGTATGTGTCAAACAGACCTAGCCATTCCGGGAGATACGCTTAACGGTACATATAATACCGTCGAGAGTTATATCACAGAAAACAAGGTTCATATAGTGTGTGACTTTGCAACGAGTGCCGCGAACGGAACAATCGGTAGTGTATATGTTGGGACAACCTATATGAACAACATCATAAAGAACCGAGCGGGTGCTGGACTCAAACGAATATGGAAGCATAACATTCGTATTCTACATTTCACAGAATACAAGGGTAAATACTACGCCATGTTAAATGTCGCAGATATTCAAGGTAATCCAACACCAACAGTCGTCGCTGTATTCAACGGTACGCTGAACACGGTATCGGGTGAACTCACAGAATTAAAGCGGTATAACATCCCTGACTTATACGCTCAAGATATGACCATTCGTAATGACATCATGTACTTTGCAACGACTGATACAATCACAGGTTATACACTGGCTCAGTTGGATGATGACATCCATACGAACCCTATTGTGACAGATGTACCCATGATAGGTAACAGAATCGGTCTGATTCACAACCAAAAGACAGACCAATTCGTACGAGTGTCAAACGGTAAAGGTGAAATTATGGATAAGGATTTCGGTTTGCTGTCCGTATTCAACATATTCACCGAGAGAATCATCTATTTCCTAAACAACTACTGCATCGCACACGTCGATGGCGACACGGTCATCATGAGCCAGATAACATACAGCACATCAGATACAGCTAAAAACATCGGAACTCCACAGGGTAGTGGGATTACGATTGTTGGTGTTATTGGTGACAACATCATAGACGAAAACGGATATGTTTACCCGAAGATGGGGTTCACATCCAGAGCTAAGATGTCATCACCGGTTACGAAAACATCAGTGAACACCATGAAGGTTACGTACGATTATGAACTACCGAGCATTTACGGTTAATACAAGAGGGAGTGGTGACAGTGGGTGATAACAATGTGAATTTACACGAACAAAGCGTAGTGAACAGCGTCGAGGACATTCGTATACTCAAGAAGAAAGTGGACTATATCGAGCGTGACCTGAACGACATCAAGACCCGACAACAACTGACTGACCACATCTTAGGTCAGTCAATGGCGTCACTGGATACGCTCAACGGTGATTTCAGGGCGATGGATAACAAGATGGAAGCAAACATCAAAGAAATACAGAACGAAATTAAGAAAAGTAACGAAAAGCTATATGAACACCAGATTGAACAACTAAAACAATACAAATCAACAATGTGGACAGTAGGTGGCGGCGTTATCTTGTCGATAACAGGAGCCGTCATTACACTACTGTTTGCATTATAGGAGGACAACTATATGGAAAATCTATTAGACTACATTATCAATGATGCACTGATTGTGATTCCCGTCCTGTTAGTTCTGGGTAAGATTATGAAAGATACACCGGGTGTGAAAGATTGGTTGATTCCGTACATGGTTCTGTTATTCGGTACAGGTATCACATTGGTCATGATAGGGTTCAACGTGGATGCTTTCATCCAAGGAGTTCTTGTGAGCGGCGCGGCGGTATTCGGTAATCAGCTATGGAAACAAACGATGGAAGGAGTCGATAAGAAATGAGCGAACTTAAAATCATCAAACAGCTTGTCCCGGATACGAAGTTCAAGAACGGGAAGAATAACAAGAAATTATACATCACGATTCACACAACAGATAATACGAGAATCGGAGCGAATGCTCAGGCTCATGCGAACTTACAATCGAACGGTAACTCTCGCGATGCCGCTTGGCATTGGCAAGTAGATGACACCGCGGCATATCAATCTTTCAGTCACGACTTCCAATTGTGGCAATCAGGTGATGGTAAAGGGAATGGTAATAGCAATTCCATCTCGATTGAGATTTGTGTGAACCGTGATGGGAATTATACAAAGGCTATCGAGAATGCGGCGAAGTTGGTTCGTTTCATTCAAGATATGGAGCGAATCTCGACAAACAACGTCGTACAACACAACAAATGGAGCGGAAAGAACTGTCCGTCAAACCTGAGAGCCGGTCAAGCCGGGATTACGTGGTCAAAATTCATCGCGATGCTTGGTGGACAAGCACCGGTAGTCACACCAACAGCACCAAGCACTAAACCTGTGAATACTCAATATACTGGGGATTCCATTGTGATGTACTTACAGACGCTAGGGATTGATTCGAGCTTCGATAGTCGAGCGAAGTTGGCGGTGCAGTACGGCGTTAAAGGATATACGGGTACGGCTCAACAGAACTTGTTCTTACTGGGACAAATGCGTAGCGGCTTGCCAGCCACACCGAATAAAGTGGTTGTTCCGCCCGCACCAAAACCAGTTGTACCGGCTAAACCAGTTGCTCCGGTAGTCGGACAAGTGGTCACACTCAAAAAGACGGCGACTACGTATGCGACGGGTCAGACCATTGCTACATTCGCTAAAGGTGAGAAATACAAAATCCTTCAAGTGAAAACGGACAGAGTGTTGCTAGACAAGATTATGTCATGGGTGAGACGCACAGATATTGAATAAGAAATCACGTAAAGCAGGGTCTATGACTCTGCTTTTTCATTTATCACACAAATCTATCGACAAATTAGTCTATTATTCTATCTCTTGTGTTGACATATCATAAAGTATGGTATAGTATGGTATAAACTATTAAATATTACTAGAATCGAGGGGAAGACATATGTACTATGAAATCATAGCATCAGGTAAAGGGAATTGCGTCATCATCAACGATGTCATGGTAGATTGCGGAGTGGAGTTCGGTGAAATTCGCACAAAGCTATTCGACATCAAGTATCTACTATTGACGCATCGACACGGAGACCACATCAATCTGTTTACACTCCATTGCATCAAGCGCATCTTCCCGAACATCGTCATCATTGGGAACAGCGATGTGAATGAGTATGTAGGTGTGGATAAAGTAGCCACACATCGCTTCGGTGTGACTACGGACGATTATGTATTCGAACCGTTTGATTTAAAGCACAGCGTACAGACGACAGGTTACACATGGCGTTTTCAAGGCTCAACAATCATCTATGCGACAGATACGTATTGCTTGGGTAACGCACCGGAGGGTAGGAAGTACGACTATTTTTTTTTAGAAAGTAACCATGACATCTATGCGTATCAAAAGGCGAAACAGTGGGCGGCAAGGGAAGGTCGGCTCCCGTTCACTGAATGTGATAATCACTTGAGCCGTCAAGAAGCCTATGCGTTTTATGAATACTACCAAAACAATGAAGACTCAACGATGATAGAGTTGCACAAATCACTGATGTTTTACGACAGGGATTCATTCGAGAAACGCACAAAAAAACATGAAGGGATGGTTGCCATATGAACATGCAGTATATGATGGAGAGGGTCATCAAGATGAACGAGAGCGCTAACACGTACATTCAGTACACCGTTCGCTACGACATCGCTGGGCGTACGCTGGATAGCGTGTACGGGGAGTATAAGTCGTGGGCGACACACAACAGTCGTGAAATAGCAGAACCGGAAATGCTGGCTAGAGTTATCGAGATGACTCACAAGTTGTTACTCATGAGAGTGCATGACAAAGAAGTATTTGTCACAGAGGAAGGGATGACGATTCAATGGTTACTACTACCGTGAAGGTTGTCGATTGTGAATTAATAGATGTAGCGATTCAGGATGACAAAGCAGTAATGACGTTTAAGCACCCGTCAGACGACGTGACGTACGACGTGGTGTTCGATAAGAGAGTGTTCGATACAAAGCTCAATCGTTACCGCGAAGACGATAAGAAGGCACGTAGCGTCGATATGTGGTGTGTATCCTATTTCAACACCTCATTTAATAACCTACACTCAGCAATTGGTATGAAGCGTGACGTATACGCTTACAAGTCATTCAATTCTTTGTGGGAGATTACCAGAGTAGACAAGTATCAAAGTGGAGATGTAGGTCGTACGTTCACAACGGAAATCCTCGAAGTTATCGAAGATGATGTGGGTATCAAGATTCGATTCGAAGATAACGGTTTAAGAGAAAGTAATATGTCGTGTACCGATTACGACCCATCTACTCGGAAATACAAACCAAATGCAAAGAAGCGACAAGCTCAATGTTCTCGATTTACAGAAAAGTTCGGCATATCCATCACCAATATGCACCAGTTGGCAGGACGGAGCATAGATGTTACGATTAAGTCGTACAGTGGTCACGCCTATGCAACAGTTGAATTGTCGAATGGTTGGTGCAATGGTTAGCCAAAACAGATATTCGGGCATATGTACTGTACGACGTACGCCTTGAATATCTGTTTTTATTTTGCCGATTTAGGTATGGTCTTTACCATATTGCATATACTAATAATAGGATATGGTTGTGTGGGTCACACAAATAAGGGAGGTCATACAATGAAGAAATTATACTTGATTCATCCAGTAACGAACACCGTGGAGTTTACCGATACGTTACGACTCACAGAGGAATTGGAAGATATGGGGTTCGGTGTGTACTCACCCATCAACATTCTCGACGTCAAAGACGATGTACCGCTAACACCAAGTAAAGCGTACATGAAGGATATATCGGAAATGCTGGACTCCGACATCGTAATCATCAAGTATGATGGAAGTGTAGCAAACGGGGTGGAACTTGAAATCGGTATCCTGCTCGGTCTATACGAAGCGCGATACCAAGCACCGGAAGTGTATATCTACACAGCATGCCGCAAAGAAATTCAGTATCGTTCAGCCGACACATCAGCCATTGGTAAATTCAATCGTATGGCTCTAGGTGGCATCGAGCGGTACTTTAACATATGTGATGATGAAGCGACCATGATGGATATGATATATGATGAGTCGTCGAATTGAACAGTAATCACACCCAAAAGGGTCGGCATTTGCCGGCTCTTTTTCTATTAATCTATTCGTGCTTTATGTTGTATCGTCATGTATCGTATGGTATAATTAGTAAGAATACTCGAACTATAAAAATATACGTAGAAAGCGTGGTAGATGAAATCATGAACATTAACGAACTACTATCCGTACAAAAACGAGTAAACAACCTGTTGAATCCTCGAATTGCTTTTAACAAGGCAGACGTCACGGGTCTCAAGACATTGGCAATCAACGAACGATTAGCCAGTATCGCGAAGATGTACGGTAGTTATGTCTATGGGTTAGCTGATTTATCACTCAACCCGGCGGTCTTCGAGTTCGACCCATCACCGAAGTATGAAGACGAGTATCATTATGTTGTATCGGAAAGAAGCGGCTTCTCCAACTTACGTGACTACACAGAGGGTCTGTTCCTCGTATTGAGTTTCGCGGCGGACAATGTAGACAGTATCGACATGTCAGGCTCATCCGGTAATCCACAAGTAAATGCTCGAATCACTTGGTTATACGATGCGGTATCAAAAGCAGCTAATGGGTATGAAGGTGCTTTCGACAATCTGGTGAGGCAATATGTCGAGCTGGGAGCTGTCCTCGGATTCACGGATGAAGAAATCGAAAATGGATACAGAACGAGAGTCGATGAATCATTGAAAGATGTATCGCTCCCAGAATTGCTTTGGTTCGGCAATTATATGTTCAGTTGAATTCTAACCAAGAAAGTCCCGATTGCACTCGGGGCTTTTTTTATGTTCATTTGTTTCGATTTCTTTTAGACGTTGCGCCACGGATTCTCTCTCATCTATACAATAGATAAACCCTCTCCGTTTAGCCTCACCACAAGTCACACAAAACATTGCACCTATCATACTCCGACATTATCTCACAGTCTAAACACAGTGTATACAGACTACACGGGATTTAGCCGCGTATTTAGCTACCAATTTAGACCAGTTACTTATCGCTGAATACCGGAGCGTAGGCTTGTCTGTTGGAGCCGTATTTAGAGTGACGATTAGCCGTCGAATTGGTCGTTCTTTTCGTTTATCATAACCCACATAATAGTGAGTGTTGGATGTGACCACCCACGGGACTTATCACGATATACGATACGGTATACATATCGAATGTGTACTGTTTTGCTTATCATATGAGTATGGTATGCACATGTAATGATTATTAAATGTGATACGTGATGAGTATGGTATGTCACACAGAGTACGTACCGTATACCACACCATATGTCACACATATAAGGCACACTGTGGTTAGTCACAGGTATAAATGGGTTGGGTTGTCAGGGGAGAGCAGTCCGAAGGACCAAGGAGCGGTACGCGACGCAGTAAGAAGTGTGGTCGGCTATGCCGACTGACAAACGTAGCGAAGCGAGGCTTGTCATACACACTTCTTATGCTCTTCTCCCCGGTGTTCCTAGAATATATGTCTGGGGGAGGTTCATGTACCGTAAATGCTGTCAGAATACGGTTTATAACATACTACGAAATACCGGGGTGAAATACGCCACGTATTCGGGCTGTCATAAAAGGCGTTGTTACGGGATTCCTCAAATACGTCCGGTACGGTATTCGTCCAGACGTGTATGTCAACGTATTCGGGGCATTTTCGTACGGTATTGGCTCGAATAGCGGGGCGAAATACGCCGCGGTTGCCAACAGAAGGTCCAATCAGTCGATTGAAGTCTGTCGTGTCGAGTGGCGGGTGTGTGCCGCTCGGTACGACGTGCTGTCATTATCGGTATATCATACGCACCGTATGCGCATGCCGTACGTATGGTATAATCCCTGCATATGAGTTACGTATATGGTTTGATATGCCGTGTGACATACTATGCGTATGTGATACGTATACTATATATTTCCTGTGTAACACCCGGTGTGAAACCCTGTGCAGTATCCTGTGCGACATACGGTGTGTGACCTGTGCAGTATTCTGTGTGGTATACGGTGCGTATTCTTTTATGTATGAACCCTAAAAGATTTTCTTGGCTTTACCATCAAAGTATGGTATAATGAATACAAACATACAATTATAGATAGAGAGGTGGCGTTCGTCATGAGGATGGATGGACGACTTGCTGACTTTATGGAGATACTCGATAAGCCACGGTTAAGTTTCCCTGTCCCCAAACCACTAGACGTAACGAGCGATGTTCGGTTCGACCCACCTAAAAATATAGACATTCTGATAGTAGATAAGAAAGCTATGTGTGTGGATACGTATTTAGAGGAATACCCGAAGCGGTATTTCTGGACAAAACACATACAGACAGAAGGTATCGAGGGTGATAATATTCGATACCATTACGTGACACCCATAGATAAGAGAGAAATAGAACGATTGATTTCAGAGTCATTGGTCTAATTTATGCACCTGTATGACAAATAATAATAGAAGGAGTTGTTGCTTTATGAAAGTAGTTGAATTTCTAATACTTCATATCAATCAATTCTTCGAAGGATTCGGGATTGATACAAGTCCGGTAGCGGGTGCAAGCATCGGTGAGTTTGTCATATTGTTCGTTGTGATTGTCGTTGCTGTCTTATTACTGAAACGGAATAACAAGGATAGTTTGTTACGATAAAAAACCAACAAAAGGAGATGCTGCTCTATGAAAGGAGTCGTAGAGATGGAAGCGAAAGTCAAAGCATTGGGTCTGTGTGAAGTATATGAAGGAATTAGGATGTCGAGCTGGGAGTACGACACCCCATTAAAGGTACTAACCAACCGCGAAGGTGAACCATTCGTATACTACAAGGATTTCGGTCCAAAATGCAGAGTTTTCTACACAGAGAAATACTTAAACGAAACAAGTCTTGGGGTACTGGTCGCTAAACACAAAAGCTATAACGTATAACAAACAACGAATGTAAACACGGTGCGTAATCAGCATCGTGTTTTTTTTGTGTGATTATCCCTCTATATATTTTCTCTATAATTTTCTGAATAGTTTGCACTTAGTGGTACATAACCGTCACAAATCGAGAAGTTGCCGTTTTTGTGACAGTCGAGCATTATGGGGTCCAAAACGCTATACGCTCAGGTATTCGAGTGGTCAATGAGCGACACAAATAGTGTCACAAATATATTTGTGACGTTTTTAGCGTTATTTGTGACGTTTCGTCTCAAACCATTGATACATCAGCGTTTTGGTGGAAAATGAGTGTCACAAATATGAGTCGAAATGTCACAAATCCGAGCCGAAAATAGCCATTTGTCACAAATATAAGCCCCCTTTTAGCTGTTTTCGTGCATTTATCCTGTGGATAACTTTTTATAATTATACGGTAAGATGTATGAATATAACCACTAAATATATACGAATCAAGGGAAGTCACAGAAAAAAGGGGGTTTGTCGTCGTAACCGATGATATATTTGTGACACTTCGGGTGATTTTTGTGACGTTTCGCTTTGTATTTGTGACAAATCGCCCTATATTTGTGACGTTTTCGTTCTTTTTGTGACACCTCTTTCGCATAACACCGGGCTTTGTAAGGTCTTTTCTCTTATTTGTCACAAATATAAATGAGAAATATATAGAACAATGCAGTACCCTATCGTATATATACATGTGGATAAGGGAGCGCCCACATATAATGTTGTTGTTTTAATTTGTGACACATAAAAACGAATGGATTTACGAAGCGATTTATTTAGGCTACGACAGCTCCCCTTTTTTCTGTGACCACCCACTTTGGTAAAGTTTAGAAAAATAATGAGAGATAACACTTCCCATTTTGATTAGGGTATGCTATTATAGATTCATAGCTTGAAAGATAGAAAGGGGTTGGACGAAATGAGAACACTGAGAGATTACAGGAAAGCATCGAAGTTACGGGTTAAAACGATTGCTGAACACATGAATGTATCTACTCGGACAGTTCATCAGTGGGAGACAGGGGAATGCCGAATTAGCGCACACACCCTGATGCAACTCATGGAGCTATATGGCGTAGACGCTCCAATATCACAGATTGCAACACTCATACCGTTAAAACAATAAGGGGGAATGGACACTATGGCGAACTTATACAAACAGGATGTTGACAAATGGCTTGAGGAATTACTAAAGGATACACCGAAACCTGATGTACCTACATTAGAAGTATTAGAAACTGTAAAAGAAGCGGCATTGAATGCGAAGATAGCGAATGTTGAAGAATATAACATGTCAGTCAGTTCACGAATGAGACGACGAGTACCTGAGAACTTGAGCGAGTTAGATGTGGCGGCAATCTTACTTCATCTGTTCACGTTTAGGAAAATCAAGATGTCGAACGCGTCAGACGGTGAATTACTAACTGTATACGTTCCGGGAAGCACAGATATATGGAAATTAGTCACAACGCGTAATGGTACAGCAGAAGGAATCTATACATCTAGTACAACATTGCTTGAGTACCTACCGACACGCCTGACGATTCACAAGACAAGAGAAATCGAAGAAGTCCTTTCGATGGTTGCACGTTATGCTCCAATCGTAGAAACGACGAACGACAGCCACCTGTTTCCTGTGAATAACGGTGTGTTCAATCAGAAGACAGGTATCCTAGAGTCATTCACACCCGATTACGTGTTCATGTCGAAGATTGGGATTGATTATGAGAAGGGTCTGACAAACCCGGTTATACAGAATCCTGACGGCACACAGTGGGATGTGGAATCAGGGTTACGAGAACTAGCTGTCAGTGATGACGTAAACGCCTTGTTCTGGCAAGTTATCGCGGCATCACTACAACCAAACCGCGGGATGAACAAGTCGATTTGGTTTTACTCAGAGTCCGGTAACAATGGTAAAGGAACAATCGGTCAACTCATCAAGAATCTACTTGGTATAGGGAATTACGCATCGTTATCCGTAGTGGATTTCAAGCATGAATTCCACAAGCAAGCACTAATCGGTGTAGCGGCTAACATTGCTGACGAGAACGATGTAGATGAATATATTGATTCCGTCAAAGATTACAAGGCTAGTATCACAGGTGACGACATTCTAATCAACCGTAAACATAAAGACCCGATTCGGTTACAGTTCAGAGGACTGAACATCCAAATGATGAACGGACTACCGAAAACGAAAGATAAAACAGGTTCCTTCTATCGACGAATCATCATCGTACCGTTCACCAAGAGCTTCACAAACAACGGAGAGCGAACGTACATCAAGGATGACTACATCGGCAGACGCGACGTACTAGAATATGTATTATCTAAAGCGCTATCGTTACAGTTCGATGAGTTCATCGTACCGATGGAATCGGCAATGGTACTCGACCAGTACAAAGAGAAGAACAATCCAGTGTTGAACTTCTGGAATGAAATCAAAGAGGAATTGAAGTGGGATTTAGTACCGAGCAAATTCCTGTATGACCTGTATCGTAAATGGTTCGAGCGTACGAATCCAAGTGGAAAAGTTATCGGTCAAGGTGTATTCTACGAACACCTATCCCCAATCATCGACAGTGATGGTGAATGGGAGAACCGAATCGGAAGCGATAAGTCGAATGTACGAACGGGTACAAAGATGGATGCTGATGAGCCACTCATCACGGAATACGGATTAGATAAAGACGAAAAAAATGGCTCACCCTCACCGTGGGTGAACCAAAGCTATACCGGTAACAATAATTCGATGAAGCGAGACTTCGCTAGAAAGAATGCTTACAAGGGCATTCTGAGAAACTAATACTATCGTAGAGACGAATCCCACATCACTCTACTCGTAATCACCCGGCGTCCCACACGTCGGGTTTTTACATGTCCTTTATTGTGTGACTAAACCTACAAAATGACATATATTACTTTCATTTGGTTGTTAAATATGGTACAATAGAATCAATACAGTAGGAGGCTGACCCCTTACTCTTATTGTATTCTCATCTCCTTTTCCTTATTATATAACAACACACTAACGCCATAGTGCCACAGCGGAGTATTTGTCCTAACCGACAAATGCTCCGTTTTGGTTTAATCTATTATATGCCGTAATTTATAACTATATGCCGGAATACATAAAAAAAGAACCTATCCGATGATAGGTTCTAACTTTTCTAAACGTTCGAGTTCTTTTAAGATGGCTTGCTCGACAATTCGAGCTTGAGCCATATGTTGACGCTTCGACTCCGCCTGCAACCTCTCGACTGTCTCCGTATCAAATGTGAACGTCACGCGCTTCTTCTTCATATATGACCACTCCTTTTGTTTGTGATTTATGCTTGTAATATGTAGTAAGTGTAACACACATACGGTTGTCTATGCAACACATTTATGGTACACTGAATACATAACATCATAGATTAGTATAGAGGACGTGTACCTAACAATGAGAGATTATGGAACTACTACTTGTCGCTTATGCGGAGATGACTTCACAAAATCCGCACCGAACCAGTTATATTGCCAACCAACATGCCGGTACAAAATCATCCACTGTTTATTCTGTGATAAACCGAAACGGATAGAACAATCGAGAAACAATGTATACTGCTCACTGGAATGCCGCCACGACCATATGCGAAAACCGCACAGCGAATACGTCAGCGAATTAACAGTCGCACATATGGGAACTATCACACCTCTTGAATTGTATCGAGGGATGGATTATACCATACGATGTAAGTGTTTAGAGTGTGGATATGAGATGGAGCGATTGGCATACACCTATATCGGTGTGACATCCCGTGGATGTACCGGATGTAGCGGAGCGAGTAGTGGGGAGACATTGGTGATGCAATGGTTAGAAACACAAGGGATAGATTATAAAAGGGAATTCACATTTGCTGACCTACGATACAAAGGACCATTACGTTACGATTTTGCTCTATTCAAGGATGGACAACTTACTATGTTGATAGAGTATGACGGAGAGCAACACTATGAACCTGTCGAATATTTCGGTGGGGAAGATGCCTACCAACAAGTTGTTATGCGGGATGCCATGAAGGACGCATATGCGAAACGATGTAAGATACCGTTATTGCGTATCGGCTATATGGACAAGCCTAACATAAATGAAATACTAAACAATGATGTATTGGAAAGATGGGGTGTGAATCATGTTAGCACATACGAAAGTCGCGAAGAAGTTCTACAAATCTAAAGCGTGGCGGGATTGTCGTGCCTCGTATATTACGAAAGTATATGGGTTGTGTGAACGATGTGAAGCACCGGGTGATATTGTTCACCACAAAGAACACATCAATGCTGACAACATGAATAACTCATGGGTGTTACTGAATCACGAAAACCTAGAATTACTATGTATCGCATGTCACAACAGAGAACACTTCAAGACCCGTAAGGCGATGCGGGATGGATATGGATTCGATGAGAATGGAAATCTGATAGAACTATAATCTTAACCAAAGGGGTGTGACGATATGTTTAAGATTCTTGATTTGCGAAATCCAATTTGGGGAGTAAGTAAACAAAAAGAGTGGGATGACATCCAGCGAGAGAAAGAAGCGGAGAAGTCAAGGTTTCGGAAAATACCGGACATTCCACCAAACATGAATCTAAATCGTTCAACGGTTTCTTTGCAGGAGTATCAGGCTACACAGGCTAAGATGCGGAAGGAATTATCACTTGGACCAAACAAGAAGTATGGGACGTGTGATTACGTGAAGCGTAACGGTCTCAATATTCGTGTGACTGGACAAACCGTTTTGGACAAGTTGGAGCATGAACGAAGCATTCATCGTAGCAATCAGATGGACGCCGAAAATGAACAGGTTGGTCCTGAAAGGTGAACCGGAGAGGGGAGGTTAAATATACTCCGTGTCATATTTTATGTATCCTCCCCCACCCTTTCACCGACAGCACACCGCGGCGTAAACACCGAACAAATACCGCGGCGACAATGTTTTGAACCACTACGGGTCATTTGGTGTGACTTGCGGTGAGCTGTTCACATTACCACAGAGAACACTCAACATATGAACAGTCACACATAGATAATGATAGTTAAAGAATTGGGTGGAACACCGCGGCGGTATAACAATCGAAAATGGTGAGTAAGCCGCGCCGTTATCGGGTTCAACTACGCCGCGGGATGCCCCCCATCGAGATATAAAGACGGGGCGCACAGGGACCGGAGAGGGGAGGTTAAATATACTCCGTGATGAATTTAGGACAACCTACCCCCTGTTTTCACGTAAAAGGAGGACTGCACAATGACGAACGAAAAAGATGACAAAAACAATCAAAATATCGACAATTTGGACGATATTGATATTGACACGTACGACGATTTGATAATTATGTATCCTTTCGACCCTGATGTGGAGGAAGGGGTCGTTTTCACCGAATTGACTAAAATATTCACACAACTCAAAGGGAAAGAAAAGAAAATAGCACACTCCTTATGTCGTGAACTAGCTTCTGTGATTGTGGATATGAGAATATCGAAATGGGAATACAGACGAATGGGATTAGTCGAAGAAATGCAACAAGGTACGTATTCAGTACGTAGAACAAACGTGAGTTTCACCAACTACCTCTCCCTGTTAAAAGAATACAAGTCGCTACACAAGCAGATTCTCGATTTGTACCCGAAAGAAATTCTGGATGATAAAGAAAAGATGAACGGGTTGTTGGCGTTCATGAAGAAGTATAGCTGATGAAGAATTACATCTTGGAGTATTGGGAGAAGATTGAGAGTGGTGAAATTATTGTATGTAGCAAAATTAGACAACAATATGCGATGCTTGTTGATGACTTACACAACCCGAAAGACCCGTATGTATTCGATATTAAACTAGCGACAAAACCAATTGAGTTCATCGAAACGTTCTGTTTCATGTCTCAAGGTAAAAACAGAGGGAAACCTTTGATTTTAGAACTATTCCAGAAAGCGAAGTTTCAAGCGATGTTCGGATTCGTACACAAGGATACAAGGTTGCGCCAATACACCGAGGTATTAACCATCGAAGGTCGTAAGAATGGTAAAACCACAGAGAATGCTGCACTTGCCGCATTCATGCTTGTGGCTGATGGCGAAGGAGCCGCTGAGTGTTACTTTGTGGCGACGAAGAAAGAACAAGCGAATATCGGGTTCGATGAGGTACGGCGAATGGTTAATCAAAACCCTGAGCTGAATGCACACATTCGTAAAAGACAGACCGATTTATACTTCGATGCCACAGAGAGCAAAATACAAGCTCTTGCTAGTGATGCTAAGAGTATGGATGGTTTGAATAGCCATTTTATCACACTAGATGAAATGTCAGAGATTAAGAACCGTAACGTTTATGATGTGATGAAACAATCCATATCATCGCGTGACCAACCCGTACTTAGCTGTATTACGACGAATGGGTATGTTCGAAATGGTGTGTTTGATGACCAATATGCGTACGCTAGTTCGGTACTTGACGGCAAAATCGAAGACAAATCATTATTGGCGTTCATTTACGAGTTGGACCACCGTGATGAATGGCAGGATGAGGATATGTGGGTGAAAGCGAATCCCGGATTGGACACAATCAAGAAGCGTCGCTTTTTGAAAGATTTGGCGAATAAGGCGAAAACGTCCGAACCGTCAAAGATTGCTCTGCTTGTGAAAGATTTTAACAATTTCGAGTCTGATTCCGCGTCGTGGTTGAGTATGGAAACGCTTGATAATCCGGCTACGTTCGATATAGCGAATATGGGATTCAAATACGGTATCGGTGGAATTGACTTGTCGTATACGACTGACTTAACCGCCGCGGTATTGCTGTTACGTCGAAAGGATGACCCTAATTTTTATATTGAATCAATGTTCTGGTTGCCGCGTGACAAAGTGGTTGAGCGAACAAAAGAAGATGGTGTACCATACGATTTGTTCATGAAGCAAGGCATACTCCGAGCGTCGGGCGATACTGTTATTGATAATCGAGATGTTTTACTGTGGTTCGCTGAAATGAAGAAAAAATACGGAATTATTATACCGTATTTCGGTTACGATATGTACCGCTTCGACGAATCTCTGAAAGAAGACTTCAAGAAGCAATTTGGACAAAACTCATTAGAGGTCGTAAGACAAGGTGCGATAACATTTAGTAACCCAATGTACCTGATAGAGAGCGACCTTGAAGCAAAACGGATTAATTATAACAACAACCAGTTGATGAAGACATGCTTAATCAACACAGGGTTCAAGTTGGACGACAATGACAACATCAGACCTGTGAAGATAGACCAGTTGAAGCGAATCGACGGAACGATGGCACTACTTAACGCGTATACGGTGTATCTCGACAAACAGAATCGTTATCTATCTCTGGTTTAATCTGTGACTCTATCAATATGGTATATAATGCTTGTACTATGACTCATATTCATGGTATAATAATGTATAATTACAAATATTTATGAATGTGATAGATTAATAGTGAGGTGATGCAGTTTGGGCTTATTCGACAAGATATTCCCCAATAAAGCGAAGAACGAGAAAGCGCGTGAGGTGAGAGAGTATTTCAAATCCATGAATGCTTACACTCCGGCTTTCACAACTTTCGATGGTGGAGTCTACGAGATGGAACTTACCCGAGCCGCTATCCATGCGTTTGCCACAGCGGTTAGTAAGTTGAAGCCTGAATTCATCGGTTCAGCTTATCAATCACTAGGGAAACGGATGCAGTTTAAAGCGAATGATTTTATGTCCACCCCCAATTTCTTATATCGAGTAGCGACCATTTTGTCTGTGAATACCACAGCGTTCATCATACCTGTATATCATGATGACTTGGTAACAATCAAAGGGTACTACCCGTTGTTGCCACAAAATGCTGAGGTGATGGAGCTGGATGGTGAGGTGTGGCTTAAATATTCATTCCCTAATGGAGATGTGACGGCTATCGAGTGGGACAAGGTTGGTATTCTCACACAATACCAATTCCAGAATGAGTTCTTCGGTGATGGTAACGGACCACTTCTCAATACATTGGCGCTCATGGATATGCAGAGACAGGGTATGATGGATGCAATACAACAGGCTCCTGTGATTCGATTTATGGCTCGACTTAATATGGATTTACATGACGATGACCTAAAAACACAGCGAGACGTGTTCACCAAACAGAACCTAAGCGCTGAAAACAAAACAGGAGTCATGATGTTTGACGCTAAATATACTGACGTTAAACAAATCGACAGTAAATCATACATCATTGATAAAGACCAAATGGCTCTCATCGAGAAGAACATCTATAACTATTTTGGGACAAGCGAAGCGATTCTACAAAATAAGTTCGATGAAGACACATGGAATGCGTACTACGAAGGTAAAGTTGAACCTTTCGCTATTCAGTTGGGTACGGCTATGACGAACATGACGTTCACCGATAACGAGGTCGCACACGGGAATCAAATCATGTTCACATCCAGTCGTCTACAATATGCTAGTAATCGTACAAAACTAGCGGTTTCAGTTCAGTTGTTTGATAGAGGTGTTCTATCAACCAACGACGTCATGGAGATATGGAACAAGAAGCCTGTACCTGACGGCGACCAACGATACATCCGAAAAGAGTACGGAAAGGTAGGTGAGGGTGAATATGCCTCAGAAAAACACGAGAGAATATCGGAATCTGACGGACTTGACAACGACGACGGATTCGACAAAACGTATTGATAGTGAATACTACGTCGAAGGTTACGCCGCGAAGTTCGCACCGTATGTTCTCGGTGAGAGTGACGGCGTTAAGATTTACGAACAACTCGACAGAGACGCTCTGAGTGGAGCTGATATGTCCGATGTGATTATGCTCTACGACCACGAAGGTAAAGTTGTCGCCCGAACCTCTAACGGTTCGCTCATCATCGAAGTTGATGATACTGGTATTTTCGTAGCCGCTGACTTAGGTGGTTCGATAGCCAGTCGTGAGTTGTATAGCGAAATTAATATCGGACTTGTCACAAAGATGTCTTGGTCATTCACAGTCGGCGATGAGGTATATGACCGCTCGTCCCGAACGCGGCTTATAAAACGTATTAAGAAAGTATATGACGTATCAGCCGTAAGTATTCCTGCAAATGACGATACAGACATCAATACCCGTTCTCTTGTGACTGGATTAGTCGAAGACGACCTAACAAGAGACGCGTCGGTGGAACGACGTAAAAAGGCTATGAAACTAAAAATCAGATTGTCAGAAGGAGATATGTAAAATGCCGAAAACATTGGACGAAATTCAGAAACGTATGGCTCAAATTGCAACAGAGGTTGACCATGAGGATGCAGACCTAGACAAGTTAGATGAAGAATTGACAGAACTGCGTTCGAAGCAGACTGTCATTTTGGACAAGGCTGAAAAGCGTAAGAAAATGCTTGAGGATATTGCTAACGACCCCAATGCAACAGTGTTGGAATCACAGAAAAAAGAGGAGCGAGGCGGCATGACGGATAAACTCGGAATTGACTCGGTTGAATACCGAAACGCATACCTGAAAACGCTTTTAGGTGAAGAACTAACAGATATTGAACAACGTGCGTACACTCACACGACAGCAAATTCAGGAGCCGTCGTACCAACAAAACTTGTGGATAAAATCTACTCAAATATGGAAGAAGCACACCCTTTGCTGAAAGACGTACAAGTTCTACGTACGGGTGCTGTGCTAACAATCGCGAAGCATGTATCCATTGATGCTGGTGATGCCAAAGAGGTCGCCGAAGGTGTAGCAAACGACGATGAGAAGAACACATTCGTCGATGTAACACTTGCTGGTAAGGATTTCTCTAAACATGTGGATTTCTCTTACCGTCTAGGTAAAATGTCCATTCCGGCGTTTGAGCAATACCTAGTGAATGAGATTGGTGAGCGTATCGGTTCAGCTATGACTCGTGACATTGTGGCTCAAATTTATAAAGACGTCAATGCCGCTAATAAGACAGATTCAGTGGATGCTGATGCGTTCAAAATCACAGACGTGTCAAAAACGCTTGCTAAACTAAAAGGTGCTGGTAAAGTATACGCGTACATGAACAGCACAACATTCTACGGTGATGTCACAACAATGGATAACGCTGATAACAGACTATCATTCGTACCTAATTACGAACAAGGCATCTCTGGTCAGTTGATTGGTAAAGGGATTAAACAAGAGGACGCATTAGCTGACGGTGTGATTCTATTTCTAGCTCCTGATAAATTCATCTACAACGTAGTGCAAGATGTTCTGATTGAGCGAGATAAAGACATCAAGAAGCACGTTCACACAATTGCTGGTTTCGCGATTGCCGAAGGTACACTGACTCACGACAAAGCGGCGGCTATCTTGTCTATCTTACCGCCTAAACCCTGATAATCCCGTAGCGTTACCTACGGGTATCGAGGTTAGACCAAAATCTAACAACTTGACGATTGGTAGTGCTGACCGAAAATTAACGGTTACGACGACACCACCAGACGCTACTATCGTAAATCAGGTGTGGGAGTCAGAGGATGAAATTGTAGCGAAAGTTATCATCAATGATGACGGAGTACCTTACCTCCGAGCTATCAGTTCGGGTGGAGTCATCATCTCACTAACAACACAGGGTGAAAACGGACCGATTACCGATTCAATTGGAGTAAACGTAACACCGTAATTGATTGGTGTGACTTATAACAGAATAGCCCCGCTATATCGGGGCTTTTGTTTTATACGAAAGCGAGGTGTTCTGAATGCTCGAAGATGTTAAGGTTGCCCTTCGTGTGACCGCACCTGAAATGAACGGAGAAGTCCAAGACCTGATTGATGCGGCGTTACTAGATTTAACGATTTCAGGTGTTGTGACCACATCCGAAGATGCACTTATCAAACGAGCTGTCATCTCATATTGTCGAGCGTACTTCGGTTACGATAATCCCGAAGCGGAACGGTTCGAGCATACCTACCGAACGCTTAGGCGAAAATTATCCGTGAGTGGTGATTATCGTGCGACATAGTGCTGTGATTTACCTACTGTCTAAAAAGATTGATTATGACGAGTTGGCTCAACCCATTATCACAAAGACTGAACGCATGGTATTCGCCAACCCAATGACTGTGAGTATGAAAGAGTTCTATGAAGCCGGAAACAGCGGAATTAATCCAGAGAAACAGTTCGAGATATACTCTTTCGAGTACAACGGTGAATCCACCTTGAAAAGCGATGGTACGGAGTATCGGATTGTCCGTACAGCCGGTAAAGGGGACAAGCTCAGGATTATCTGTGAGAGGGT